TCATTATAGTTACGATGTAAACCAAACGAATATATATTGTATGAACCCTTAAATGTCGATTTTACTTGTATAGGTAACCATTTGTTCTCTTTACAAGTAGTATCTCTAATTGCAACATCTGCAGTACAACATTCAGGTGATATATTGAGTTGTATATTTTCATTTACGTATTTTTTAAGAAGTTGTATACTTTGTGCTTCAATTTGTAAAGAATATGAATTTCCATCCGTTTCTTTATTTAAATTAGTACAATATTCTGATCTTTTTTTATTTAAACATTCTTTACATATTTTACCAGTTTGACGATATTTAAATATATAATATAAACAATTTTCAACAGGATGTCCACAAGATGCAATTATTTTGTATTTACTTGTTGTATTTAATTTCAATAATTTCATTTCATCTTCAGTCGTAATAAGTTTACAACCTTCTTTTTCAAATGTTTCTTTTACAGTTTCGTATTTTATAGTTTTAAATCTACCCATTTAAACAGTCACCCCTTTATTTTTTAATTGAGTTATTTCTTTAATTTATTTTTAAAATAATATGCATCGGGTCCGCATAAGTTATTGTCATCCCGTGCATCCTTCGTATTTATATAATAATAATAATTAAAGTCTTTAAAGAGACTACAAAGTGAATTGTTGTCTTGTTTCTGAGAATAACGACAATCTCGGCATTGAGGCTTTATAACAGGTGTAAAAAACTTTTCGTAACTGATTTCATTGGATTTGGCAAGTACAATACGACGATTGTAACACCCGACGCGAGTTAATTGAGACATTTACCTTTTAAATTTCTTTTTTTTAAATTACTTTAAATTGCAAAATGCTTAAATTGCACAACAAGTGTATGCTTTTCCTGCAATGGGGTTCCCTACACATCCACCTGGCTGATACGAACAAACTGGTTCAGTAAAATAATAATTATTTGTTGCCAAGGAATTTGCACAATACTCACACATCCATGCGCACCCAGTTCCAGCTGAGATAGTAAAGGTTACACAATTTGTACAGATTTGGGAACTTACTTTAGTAAAAACAACAGCTCCTAACAAAAAGAGTTTAAGTAACATTTAATAATAGCTAAGAAAAATTTTCCATAAACAATTGATAATGATCTATGTGTTCAAATTGTTTCCTGATAAAAAGTCGCATGAAATGTTCAATACTTGTAAGATCTCGGTACATATCGTAATAGCTTGAAAGTGCATAAAATAAATTTTGCGAATAATAACTCAATACACGTTCTGTGTCTATAGTAAAGAAACGACTTAATTGCTTTTTAAAGGAATCTTGGTATATATAAACAAAATCGTAGTCTGCATTTGTCATAAACCAACTATAAAAGGTGTCATGGTGTTCTTGGTAATTAAAAAGAATAAGCTGAATACACCTTTGTATGATTTCTTTAACGATATATTCTTTATTTTCTTGAAAGGTTACACTTACATTGTATTCTGGTTCCATATCGCGTTTTACTTTTTACTTTTATATAATCATGAGTTCCTTAACGTTTAAATGATAACTAGCTTCGTTAAAATTATTGACCCATATTTTATCTATACACAACAGACAAAGTATTTCCAGGTCTTCTTCAAGATGGTAATAATTAAATAAATTTTCATTTTTATATACTTTTACTAAAGGTTTTGAATATTTAAAAGGAATCTTTACAGTTAAGAGATCTTCATGGAAAACGGAACCGATATTAAATCGTCTGGAAAAAAATGCTTCGATTTCTTTTATCTTTAGGCAAAAGGTTTTACAGGCTTGATTTCCTGCAATTTTTAAAATGAGATATTCATGATCGTTTTCTTTTACTAAAGAATGGATTTTCATCTTAGGGCTTTGGAATTCTAAAGAATCCTCGTTATATTTTATATTATGTACAATCCCATTATTGAGTTCTATTTTAGAAAAAGAGATGTTTTCACAATTGATTTCTTTTATTTTATATTTCATTGGTCGCTTTAATTTAATTAAATTCTTTTTTTAACTAAAATAAAATAACGCAATAAAGTATTAAAATGTCATCCTTTCTTGCAAACCCCCAAATGGCTGGGCTTTTAGGTACCTACAATAACTACCGTGGTAAACTTAACACTATCACACTTGTTACTGCTTTTGTTCTTTCCATCATGGTCATTAACAATTACCGCCAGTGTGAAGCCGGAAAGGGCTACCCAGAGGATCACGGATTTGTAAGTTTGTCTTACGGTATTTCTGTAACTATTCTAGTGATTACATGCGTACTTTTTGGTATCGACATTCTAGGTATGGTGACTAAACGTATGTAAAGTAAATTTTTATTTATTTAAATGAATGGTTAAAAAACCTTATATTTAAATCAATAACTTGTCGACTAAAAATTAACATTCATCAGCCCAACGACCACCCTTGACCATAGAATCCATAACCTGTGAAGCACTCATTCCTTCACTTGGTAGACATTCTTCATCAACTTGACACGTTGTACCAACTTCTGTAATGTCAACGATACGATCTTCCGATTGCTCTAAGGGAGGTTGAGCCTCAATAAGTTCTTGCTCAGATTCTTCTTGGATACGACGCAAAGCAGCTCGACGAGCCTCATCAGCTGCCTGATCAACCATTTCACGTTTACGCTCCTCAAAGTGCTCTTTGGCATAAATCTGATTTTTACGATACTCACTGATAAGATTGTTAAGTGTTTGGTCTTGATACGTTTGATCTGAAATAAGTTCAGGGTCAGGAGGTACTAAACACCAATTGTACATGTCGCAAATAAAAATATCGAAGGTTGGGTCTAACTTAATAAGCCTCTTGACATGTTCAACGGCTTCTTCACGATGGTCAAAACATCCGCGGATTTTCATTCCTATACTTTGACATTTTTGATTGCTTGAAGGAGAAACAAAAGACACACATGCCCAGTTTTGTCCAGGTACCTTAATAGGATCGGTTGAAAGATTTGCATCAATATTGTCTGTTGCTTTATGAATTGCATCGGTAAGAGCACGTACCTTTGCCAATTTGGCATCGGAAAGCTCGTCCCAGGGCTCAAGGCGCTTTGGTTGTTCAGGAACAGGGTCTGCCATTTTTTATTTTAAACAATTGTAATTCTTTAAATAAATTTAATAATCTATAAAAATAAATGGAACAAAATGAACGAGGTATTCTTTTGACGCAGGATCTTTATGCAAAAACAGCTGAGGTCTACAACAACAACCCACTTGAATTTTACACATGGGTTATTTATTATATGGATATACTCTTAACCGATTACAATCAATATTACAAAATGATGAACAGTGTCGTTTTAAATGAAAAACATCAACATCAATCAAAGATATTTGTCCATGCTTTTGATAATTTATTAAAAGTATTCGCTATCTTTTATAAATTAAGAGCATTGTACACCAGTTTAAAAACCGATAACATAAAACCATATAACATGTATAACTGGCAAAATAATTTAATTGAAAAATTGTTTAAGTATTATAATTTTAATGGGGACACGTTGATACCTGCAAATTACGATCTTGTTTTTAAAGAACGTATAAATGGATTCGTTGAAAATTATGCACTTATAGATACAATGAAAAGAAACGTTGATAAAATTGTAAAAGTTGTAAAAGAAAAATTAACTAAAATAGAACCTGGAAAACATGTACTTGTTTTTGTTACACTTGTTTTTTTAGAACTCGACGGTTCCAATTTTTTTGAAGAACGTCATGCAAATATAATGGTCTTTTCTCAAAACGAAGTCTATTTTATTGAACCAAATTACCTTGGAGATAAAGAATGGAGTCCAACAAAAATTGAAGAAAAAATGTTAAGTTCCATGAAAAAATTTGTTACTACTTTTTTTCCTGAACACACGGTATTAGGATACAACGAAAATATGCAGTGTATAAAATCACCCAATTTATTCAATATGTGCTCACCGATGTCTATGCTTAATTATATTTTTAGAGGAGATGAATTAACTTTTGAAGAATATCAATTCTTCTTAAAAGACTTTATTGAAGATGAATTCAAAGATTTTGATCAGTTTCATACGCTTATGGAAAAGGAGCAACAACGTGCTCATTCCATAAAACCAAAAAATAATCTACATTTATTTGATGTTGAATTAGAACAACTTGATTACGAAGATTTTCCAGAAAGAACACAAGATACAACTCTTTCACGAGGTGACAATACATTTAATCCCGATTATCTTGACGATGATATGTCTGAATATAGACAAAAAAAAATTCCAAAAAAAGTAGAGGTCAAACTCGTTGATTTTTTTAAAGGAAAAGAAAATACAAGTTTCGGAAATACAAAATTGGGTTTACTTAAAAAGGAAATTAAATATCTCAAATCACTTTAAATCGATGGGATAAATTCCCATTGAAGATCTGTACAAATGCCTTTCCATATCAAGTCGTGTTCATACAGTCGTTCTCTGTTTTTCAGTAATGAAAAATAATTCAAAAATTCATCTTTTCCTAAAAGTTGACACATTTTGTAAAAGGTGTAATTATAGTTCAAGAAATTTTTACGCAATGGACAAACAATCTTGGAATACTTCTCAAACGGTACCTGTATTTCATCAAACATTATTTTAAGTTGTTGTTCAAGTTCAGGTGTAAGTTTAGGTGCTTTAAGTCCACAAAATTCATTTATAATAGTAGGTATATGTTCATAATATTTATTGTATTTTAACTTCTTGAGATAACTCTGAACCAGAGCATTTGTAAATTGTTTTCGTTCAGTGATGTTGTACTTTTTAAATTCCAGACTAAGATCACGAATAATATAACTTGGTATAGTTGTATTTTCCTTTGCCTGGAGCTGATTGAGGCATTCCTGGAAATGGTTTTTACGATCATAATTAAACACGATAACTTGTTCAACGTTTTCAGTAAACACTGGAAAACTTTCATCATTGATAAGCGTATCTTTGGATAATCCACAATGAATACATATATCGGCACTTACTTTATAATCAAACATAAATTCATTACCGTTACATGTTTTACACACAATCTTTTGTTGAACAGGTACAACAACTTCTTTTAATTCTGGATTAAATTTCTGGATGTATTCATTGTAGGTTTCAATTTTAGAGGTATTTATTTTTGAAGTACAAAAAAGATCCATCTGTCCTTTTACGACTTGATCTTCGAATTCATTTTCTGATTTATTTATTGTTTCAAAAAAATCAAGAAGATATTCATTCATTTCAGTATCATCAAGTGCATTATTTATTTTAATCTCAAGTTCTTCTATCTGTTTATTAATGTTGTACCTTTCATCAACTGAAACACTTTTTACTTTTTTTTTTAATAAAACAAGTGTGTGTTGATAAACAGGCAGTTTATTTTTTTCTGATTCAAAGTACTCTAGTTTTTTCTCATGAAGATCATAAATATTTGTACGAGTGTCCGAGACTGCATCCTTTTTTGCTAACTTAAAAGTGGCCATTAATCCCAATAAAACGAATTCTTTAATTTAATTTGATTAAATAAAAATATTTATTGTTTTTAAAACGATAATGGATTATTATCGTAACATTAATAATTTTTTTAACAATGGAGCTCCTCAACCCCGAGGTATGGAATATGGCACTGTCAACACCTTTAACTCCATCAATATTCCTTACAACGACAAACTTCTCCCTTCAAATGCCTTAAATAGACAAGGTATACCTGGACCTGGTACCTTTGGAGTGAACGGCCCCAATCGTATGGGACAGGTTATTCAACCAATAAGTGTCACTGGTCCACAAAATACTGAAACTGTCAAAAATAGTTCAGCTAACTTTTTATTTGGATCTCAAAACCCATCAGGTGTTCCAGGATACATTAACCCAACTGATAATTTTTCAAATATTTCTTTACAAGCTGATAAATCAAATAATGGGTACAGTATTTCTTTAAATAATGTATACACTCAAGGCGCAAATGCAGTGTCAGCTTCTGGAAATAAACGTATACCAAATTATTACATAGCTCTTGCAGGTGAATCACTTCATCAAAGACCTGATCTCTTGATGAAAGTTTTCTTTTCCGATGAAAATATTGATTATCTCCGAAACACAGTAGTCCAAAAGGTAAAACAAATAACAGCTGATTCAGGTGTTGCAGGTGACAACCAAGGTGTCACTATACAGACACCCAATATGGATGATTTCTTTTATTATATGGTCAACATTTTTCAGAATTATAAAATTCAAAATGGAAGTATTTGTTTTGTTGCTTTAAAACAAAGTACTGATTTAAAATCTGATATAGCAAAATTGAATACAAACGTACTTCAAGAGTACGTGTCAAAAATGGTATCACAGATTAATATGTATATTTACTATTACAAAGATGCATCTCAACTTCCTGAACAACTCAGTCTACCTGTATACACATCATCACGCAGCGATAATAAGGTGCTTGAATACAATACAGGGTTTCAATCAGGTAATAGTCTTGGTATGGCTCGATATAATCAAGTAGGAAATGTACTTTAAAAGGATGAAATGTAAAATTTCATCCGTCGTCGAACTACGTTCGACTTTTAAGCAAACCATAAATTCTTTTTAAATAGTGTCAAAATAATTGCCACCCATCATTGGTTCATGGTTAAATAAAGATTCGCGATAATGTATAATAACAAATATAAAAATGCTTACAATACTTGCAGGAAGTATTGCTTGGATTTTTAGATAGTCTTCTTCTTCACGGATTTTTTGAATACTCACACTTATTACCAAAAAAACAATAATGGAAACGATATATTCCCACATCAAGAAATTTGGTTACATGTTACCTTTTTATTTTTTTTGTTAAAAAAACGAATAACTTTGCTGAGCCGGTGGTTGTTGACCACCTTGTTGCTGCTGAACTGGCGGAGGTTGAATTTGTTGTTGTACCGGTGGAGGTTGAAATTGTGGTGGTGGTGGTTGTGGCTGAACTGGTGGTTGTACCGGTAAGGGCTGGGATTGTGAAAAGGGTGAAAGTCCTGGTGTAAAATTGCTTTGAGGTGGTTGACCAGGCATTTCAAGTTCAGGTTCTTCACCCAGTTCTGATTCTTCACCAAGTTCATTTTCAGGTTGAAAAGATGTTTGTTTTCCATCAAGATTAAAAGACTTTACCTTGTCGCGTTCTGGATCGTCTTCAGGATCACTGTATTCTTCCTCAGATGGAAAATCATCTCCGTCGATACTTTCTTCATCAGGATCTGAATCAATTGACCCTTCTTCGGAAGAATCAGAACCATCCCCAAATTGAGCGTTTTCGTTTAAGGCATCGGCAAGATATTTTTGGAGGATGTCGTCGAAAGGAAGCATCTGGCGGATGGTTTCCTCGACCGAATTTTCAATAATGTTTTTTACATGATACTTGTTTTCTTGGATCTTTCCAAAAATATTTTTGTGATAAAAAAGAAAAGGGTCGTAAAAGATTTGATGGGCTGATTCAATGTAAATTCCATGGATAAAGATGTCACTTGTAGGAATTTTCACGCGGATGTCGTCTTTACTTCCCTTTAATCGAACACTTGCTAATATTTTTACATTGGTTACAAAAATAGCCGTGACGATATCCATAATGTATGGACATTTCTTTTTGATGCGTTTGGATTCTTCTTGTAAAATGGTTTGATTCCATTGGGGGATTTGTTTGAGGAGTTCTTGGAACTTGTAAATTGTCTGTTTACCTTCAGATAATTTTAATGCATCCTGGTAAATACTATTAAACCCTTGAAGTATTAATGGAACAAGGATACATTTTAATTGCTCGATGTACTCGTCGCGAGCAGCTACAAGAACCGAGATATTCAAATTTTTACTCATTGTTAAATACCATTTTAAATAAAAATAAAAAATATTACGAATAAACAAATGAGTTTATTAGATAAACCTTTATCTGAATTAGACAAACATGGATATTATAACAAGACAATCCATACATGTATATTAAAACTTCACTTACCTTTACCAATCATTAATGGGGTATTTAAAAATTTACATCATAAAAATGAAGTATCAGGTGTTTTCTATGTTGACAACGATGATCAGGTAACTCATGTTGACCAAAACGAAGGAGATGCAGGAAGCGTTTATACACCAAATAATGTTATTAATTATCATACTCACCCTATACATGCATACCGCAATGGAAAGACATGTTATGGAAGTCCAAGTGGAGAAGACTATCGTGAAACATTGAAATTTGCCTTGAATGGAAACAAAGCCCATCTTGTATTTACAGTTGAAGGGTTGTATACAATTCAGGTAAGTCCATGTAAAATAAAGAAGATGATAGAACTCTTAACAGATACTGAACGAGGTATTCTTATTTTTATGGTCGAAGAATATTTTAAAACAACCCATGAATTTCGTTGTGTAGATGAGTTAAATGATCTTGGAAAAAATGTAACTCCATATTCCTTCGTTGATTTTGCAAACACCTTTGATCTTTCAAATTTACTTTCTGATAAAAAAATGGTTGTTAAACAATCAAAAGATGTCCCAGTCTACAAAACTGGTCATTCAAGTATACATTCCAAACGAAATATTAAGTTATATGCTCCTGGTGTCAAACGAAACGAAACCTTTTACAAGATCCCGAATGTAGGATTTCCAAGTATCTCAGACGACAAAGTCATCACACAACCTATTAAGAAGTATTTAAGTCAAGATGATCTTGAAAACTTGCGTAAAATTAATAAATCAGGTGAAGAAGATACCTTTAATGCAAAAAATATAAATGACCTTATTGTTAAATTAAAGAAAATTTCAAAAGATTTTGATACTGTTCCATGCTCTATAGAATGGAACAGCAATCCAAATGCTTGGTTTTTTGTGAACTTTTTTCCAACTCAACATTATCTTAATCAGACACATCAACGAAAAGATAAGTTTGTAATGCCTGAAAAGCAGACAAATGAAATATTCATTAAGGGTCAAGAACCTTTTATTCGTATATTTTCAAATTCTAAAACTGGATGTAAAATAACAAAAATTGCCCAGACACATAACTTTAACATGGGAAAGCGCTTTTCTTTTGGAAAGTTTAAAACAAGAAAAAGTACTTTTGGAAAGTTTAAAACAAGTTTTTCTAGAATTGTCGATAAAGACATAATTTATCTCGAAAGCTAAATTGTATTTTATGAAATGTATCCAGCCGTTGGTAATCCTAAAGTTGCATACGTATTATTAGGGTAACTCTGTGAAATATTATTGAGGTACTGATCAAACACTGAACGGGTTCCTCCATATTGCATCATTGGGACTTGTTGTTTACCGGTGTCCTCAGGTGAAAAACGAATACCAGGTAAGGTATTGACACCATTCGACCATTCAAGTCGAGGATTGTGAACACCTTTTTCAAGATCGAGTATATAAGCATTCGCGCTTGTTTTGGAATTATTTTGTTGCCATGTGTCGTTGTACCCACCTGAAATGTATTTATTTTCAGGAAGGTCTTTCATATTTGCATAAGCAAAGTCAGTGGGTGTATCAACTCCATAAAACCCTGGAATTTCACCTTTGTTGTCAGGATTCCAGATGACATGAAGAGGGTTATCAAACAATGGAGCGATTTGGTAACTTGCAGTGTATCTATTTTCAATTCCATCGACTTGTTTTCCCAAAAGTTTAGAATACTCTGCAACTGATCCTCCTTCGGTTTCCAAATTGTAATTAAATTTCAATGCATTTGAGGTTGGTTGAGCAATCGTACGATACTGTTGGAAACGTCCACCATCGGGTACAGCTCCTTTAAAGGTACCTGCACCATCAACGTTGAAATCTGCAACAGGTTTGGTATTTTTACCCATACGAGCATCTGGATTTTGTATAGCTTGCCCATTAATACCAGTTGGAGCTGCACCAGCAAAGTGTGAATATTCCATAGCGGTACGAAGTCCAAAGTTACTTGCACCACTTACTCTGACTTGTTGACCATTAATAGACTTGTAAACTGGAATAAATGTGGAATAATTGGTTTGTGCCTGAGTCACAGGGGCGATAGTTCCATCATAAGAATAAAGTGTCGTCTCTTTCATAGTAGGGCGTATAGGATCTTGTAAACGATTTTTGAATTGTTTTTGTCCAGTTACGTTTATCTGGGTTTCGGCAGTTGCTGAAAGTTCACCACGATCAGTTTCTTTTGCATAAATACCTGTTCTATTTGTTTCAGCCCTGATTCCACCAAAGAGATTGCCTTCTGGTTGTGGATTATAATTTAAGTCACTCTTAGATTTTAAAGAATAATTAAAGCTTCCGTTAAATTTCTCAAATTCTGTACTTGGAGCTTTTCCATGGACTAACCCAGGAGGACCTGTACCCGGTGCGGCTTGGTCAAAATAGCTACACACAGTTGGTACATTACTTGTGTTAAGGTAATAATTCAATGTTGTGGACATCTTTATTCGTTAATCGTTTCTTATTCGTTAATAATATTTTTTTTTAATGTATTTACTTTTAAGATGCAGGCCAATTACAATGATCTTAGTTGTCAATTAGGTGGATTCACTTTAAATGGAAATATTCAAAATGGAACTGCACAAAGTGGTATTGTTGTTACCATTAATGATCCAACAGCAATTGTAAATAACCCAGTTATAGACACATCTGGTAATCATTTTTTAAAAATAAAGGTAGGTTCTCATTTTTATTACCTCCCTGTATATCAATCAATTTAATTAAATAAATTAATTTAAAGATCTTTCTTTTAAAGAAACATCTTTAAACAAAAATGGCAAGCTTAAAAATCAATTACCTTTCTAATACGTCAGAATTATGCTTCATAGGAAAGAAATATGATACTGATAAATCATCACAGAGATCCAATGTAACAAATTCAAGACATTGCCATCCATATACACTCTTTTATGACAGTTTATTTAAAAACAAAAAAACAGAAACCTTGAAAATGGCTGAATTGGGTATTCTTGAAGGTGCATCATTACGTATGTGGCAAGAATACTTTCCAAATGCAGACATTTATGGATTTGAATACAACCTACAATTTATTTCTCATTTTAGAAATAGTTTTGATAACACCAGAATTACTCTTTCTGAGATAAATGTAAATGATTCGGAAAGTATTACGGATGCTTTTAACAAAATTGACGTAGATTACGACATTATAATTGAAGATACCACTCATCAATTTGAAGATCAAATACGAGTTATTAAAAATGTGTACAATCGTTTAAAACCAGGAGGTATTTTTATCATTGAAGATATATTTAAGAGTTATAAACAACAAGATTATCTCGATCGATTAATTGATGTATTACCACATTTTCAGGACTATTATTTTGTAGAACTCGATCACACTAATAAAAACTCAACTGGATGGGATAATGATAAATTATTTGTATTAGTAAAAGGTGGTGCAGAACCAATTTTTAAAAATACAAATAAAATAACGATTATTACTCCAAGTTACCGTGTTGATAATTTACCTAAATTAAAGGACAGTATTAACTTTGATTATGTCGATGAATGGATTATTGTGTATGATGGGACAAAAATAAAACAAAATCCTGAATTATTTACAGATCCTAAAATTAAAGAATTTGTATTTGAAGGTGATGGTATATCTGGAAATCCACAAAGAAATCACGCTTTGACAAAGGTTAATAATCAGGATACTATCCTTTATTATCTTGATGATGATAATATCGTTCACCCTGATCTATATAATTTACTTAAAATTATTGATAATACAAAATTATACACCTTTAATCAACTAGATAGGTTAAAGGGGAACAATGTAAGAATAGGTGCTATAGATACAGCCATGGTATTGGTTCCGTATTCAATTTGTAAAGATGAATTATGGATACCAAGTCGATATGATGCAGATGGATATTACATCAGTGTATGTTATTCTAAATGTGATAGTATTTTTGTTGACAATGATTTATGCTATTATAATAAAGTAAGTTAAAATGTTGTATTAAGTAATTCAGAATTCCAAAGACTTTGTATATTTGTTGATTTTAATGTTTCTAGTTCTATGTTCATCATTTTCATTTTTTGTTTTAGTTCCTCTATTTTTTCTTCTGTTAAGAAATGGATTTTAAGATCCAAAAGGTAATCCCATGAGTTTTCTACCTTCAATAAAGGTGGGTTTACTGTCAAGAGTTGTTTAATAATAAAATCTTTTCGCTTATTAAATAAAACAACTTGTTCTGATATAACAAGCTGTATAAATCGAATCTTGGATTCAAGTAAGCTACATTCTTGTGATAATTTTTCTACAAGATACTTTTTACGTTTTATGTAATGCTCCTTTCGAACATTGTAAAAGCGAAAGATAATTTCTTCAGGACAGCTTATCTTTCGTATCGTACACTTTTCATCAAATACGTGCATATTTGATGTATTGATTGTACTTGTTAATTTTAATTTTTTGACTATGTCTTCATCAGTAAGAGCATCAATAACTGTTTTCTGAAAGATTACCTTGAAATAAATCACGCGGTCATCACAACCATTTTTGTAATCTAGAATATCTCCGGCTTCAACAAGGGATTCTAAAAATTCTTTATAATTTTGTGTCCACTTTCCAATTGGCAATTCAGTAATTTCAATATAATTGTTTGTGCGTTTCCATACACCAGTTGTAATAAATTTATCTGGTGTGTTTTCTGCATTTTCTTGATGAATAGTACCTGTAAAACCTCGATACCATGGAACCATCGGACGAAGATCTGCTTTTCCATCTGAATCAACCAGACGTTTCAAGTTAGCAATGACGTCATCAGGGTTATAGCATGGAATACTTGTACTGTACCCAGTTCCAATTCCTTCTGCACCATTCACTAAAATCATCGGTAAAATTGGAATGAAATACTTTGGTTCAATTTTCATTCCGTCGTCATCAAGATAATCCAATAATAGATTGTCATGTTCATTGAATAACACTTTGACAATAGGCTGAAGATGCGTGAAGATATACCTTGGGGAAGCTGAGTCTTTTCCACCAAGAATACGAGTACCAAATTGACCTGAAGGATTCAATAAATTGAGATTATTACTTCCAACAAAGTCTTGCGCCATATTGATAATTGTTCCCTGAAGAGAAACTTCTCCATGATGATAACTGGTATGCTCTGAAATGTACCCAGAAAGCTGAGCAACTTTCATATCGGCATATAAACCTTTCTTCAAACAACCATAGAGAACCTTGCGCTGAGATGGTTTGAATCCATCCATCATATTGGGAATACTTCGTTCAAGATCAGCGATACTAAACTGGATAAGTTCATGATTAACAAATTGAGAAATTGATTGTTTCAATACAATTTGACCCAGAGAGACATTTTTACCCGTTGATTCTTTAATCCATTCCTTTCGATTGTCTTCATATCCCTTTTTAAAGGCTTTGATGAGATCAATATCAGTTGTATCTGTAAAAGAATACACAACCGTTTGGCGAGACAGATTAGAAAAATACTCTTTTGCCTCCTTGGCAGTCGAGGTACCCAAACCTTTGTAATACTTAATTTGCCAACGAGAACAGTCATTTTCAGTTTTCCATTTAATGAAATCTTCCTGGTTATAAAATGGACGAACAGTCATCCCCTTGCTTACCTTGACAATTGGTGTAACAATACTACTCACAAACGAATCAAACTTTAACAAACTTGGCCAAAAGGTATGGATAAAATTAATAATAAGTCCTTTGATATGAGATCCGTCATTGTCAGCATCAGTAAAGATTATGATACCACCGTACCTCAGGCTTTTTAGGTCAGTATATTCCTTATTTTGATGTAAACCCATGATCTGTTTGAGTGTATTTATCTCCTCATTCTTGAGTAACTGAGCGGTTGTTGCATCACGAACATTGAGTAACTTACCACGCAAGGGAAACACACCGTAATAATCACGCCCAACAACAGACAAACCTGCAACAGCTGATGCTTTTGCGCTATCACCTTCTGTGAGGATAAGTCTACATTTATGACCTTGTGATGTACCTGCATAATTCGCGTCATCTAATTTAGGAACACCAGACAATCGAATTTTCTTGGAACCATCGGTTTTAGATAAATTTTTGTTTTCTTTGGCTTTGGCAATATCAACAACATTCGCAGTAATACCTAATTTTTCAATCTTTTTAATGACGTCTTCAGAAATCTCACAGACACTCTTCGATAATTTAGTCACGTGGTTTTCTTTGGTTTGGCTTGAAAACATTGGATTCTCGACTAGACAATTCACAAACAAAAAGATATTGTCCTTGATATACGTTGGACGAATGTTGAGATCCTTGTGTTTCTTCTCGAGTTGCTCTTTGAGTTTATAAATAATTTGATTATTAATAAGATCAACATGGGTACCGCCCTCGGATGTACAAATACCATTCACAAAAGAAACCTGAGTAAATTTATCATAAGGATTTAAACAAACTGCAAATTCCCATCGGGCATTGGGCTTCTCATACACAAAAGTTTCACGTTCTTTCAAAAACAACTTGATATAGTCCTGGAATGTTTTTACTGGAACTTTGTCACCATTAAAAGAGACACTTACGCGTTTATCAGTAATTGCTGAACCTTCATACACCCTTGACTTAAATAAATCTAGAGTTGGTTGATCCATACCAGACATACCAAAACGTGCGAAATCAGGAATAAAAGAAATACGAGTATAAGCTTTCTTTTTGGAAGCCTTGACAACAGGTTTTCCAACAACAGACATATTATCTTGCCAAACTTGAAAAAAATGGGTAGTGCCGTCACAAATATCAACAGTAAACTTTGTAGAAAAGGCATTTGTAAGTTTAGCGCCATATCCATTCAGTCCACCAACAGTACGAGCTTCAGTATCATCATAATTCGAAGATGTATGGAATTCACCAAAAATAATCTCAGGAACATACTTGTTCAATTCTTTGTGAATTTCAATCGGTATGGCATCGCCATCATTAAGTATACTTATCTCACCGCTTTCAGAAATACTCACTTCAATCTTCTTCATACTCAGGTCACGCTGGGAATGATCTGTTGCATTAGTAAAGATTTCATCAAAAATTTTATAAATACCAGGGCTAAATGAAAGACTTTTCTTGATCATGTGGTCTGATTCAAGAGACCAACGCTCTGAAATACTTCTATCGGTATCTCCAATATACATACCAGGACGAAGTAAAACATGTTCGAGTTGAGATTTCTTTTGGTAGGTTTCTTCGATTGTCTTCTTTTTGGGAGCCATTTTATGTGGGGTTCTTGAATCATTAACGTATAAATCTTTAAGCAAATTTTCAAATTGAAAAAAATCAAAGGGGGTACCCTTAAACATTTCGTTTATGAATCCTTAAAAGCAATAATACTTTCGGCTGTTCGTGGCCCACTGTACTTGGTCCCATCCCCTTTGATAATGGTTGGAAATCCTTGTACATTGTATTTAGAAACAAGTGAGGCATTGGATTCATCGGTTGAGTCAATAAGAACAATGTCTCCTTGTCCCTGAGCAACAGCCTTTTTAAATTCATCCATACTTGATTTACAGTGTCCACACCAAGGTGCATAAAATATAAGAACAGACGAATCAGTTACCTTAGGAATCACACTTGTCTTTTCAGAATTACCTCCACCAAAGGTACTTTTAGAACTACAAACAAAAAAGATAGACACCCCTAAAATAAAGATAAGACAGAGTAAAAGAAGGGTGTTTTGTTCCATGTTTAATTTCTCTTTTTATTTTTTTTTACAAAAAAAAGTTTACTTAAAAAATGATACGTTAAAATAATAAAACTTTAAGATGGGCCCCCGTACAAAATATGAAGATACTATTTATGAAAAGGTTGAATATTCAGGAAAAATGTTTATGTATAATTCAAAAACATGGGATGTTTTGTTTCCAATAGTTAACATTATTCGATTGTTTCGTGAAAATACTATTATAAGTTATTCACATGGAAAAAACCAACAGACAATAAGGACATATGGAACTCAGTATAACCACCGTGTTGTTTCATGTGATCTTATTAAACGAGAAGATTATCTTTTTAATTTAAAAACAGTGAAGTGTATTTTTCTTTTTAGTGATTGCCAAGATACCACATTCACAAATATAATGAACGTCGCTACTAAAAATAACATAAATATTGTGTGCTATTCTAATGTAGACTCGGTGTATCATTTTTATGAAAACGGTAAAAAAGAGACAATGAAAACAGCTGAACTTGTTATTGAAAAGATGTATAAATGTATAGAGCTTAAACAAGCGACCAAATATGCAGAACTTTTCCCTGATTTCGAGCTTTTAGAACCTGAAATTGATAAAACACACTCAACATTAGAACAGTGTGCAGAACTCTTGAAGGGTGTTCATATTGAAGAAAAGAAAAAAAAAGAACAAAAGGTAAGTAAATTATTTGATCCTCATATGAATAAATTAAAGCGTATGGAATATGAACGTTCTCAGAAAAATATTGTTTATCCTGATAGTGTTGAAGAACTTATGAAAAAGCAAGCAAATACATCAAAATCTTTACTAGCTCGTTTCTTTTCAAAACCCAAAGTTTAAAAGTAAAACGGAGATTTACCTCGTTTCAACACCGCTTCGCTTTACGTGCCTTTAATAGCCTTGTAATTTGTAAAAAGTATATTTTTGCTATTTATATACCCGTTCATATAAATATTAAAAATATCATCACGTGTCTGATTTAGATTCACAGTTTCATTACTAAAGGAGCTGTCTAGTATATTAAATATATTGTAACGTTGTTTTGAAGTATCATGATTGAGAATATCAACCATCCGTAATAATAGATTAAGTGCAAAATAATGGGTGTCTGTTTTTTCTGAAAAACAAACATCAAATCCTATTGTATCTACTTCATCAAGTATATCAACCGGACAATTATTACATAACCCACCGTCATAATATAATTTTTTATTGATTGTGTAAGGAGGAAAGATAAAAGGTAGACAACAACTTGCTCGAATTGCATCAATAACTTTTATTTTAGGTGTTAATTGATAATTAAAGTACTCTAACACACCATCTGTTATATTCATAGCATTCATTGTTAATTTAATAGAAGTGTGTTTTCGTAGATCTTCAAAAGTTATATCAGGATCTATCATGTAACTTATAACTTCTCTTACAATATTGGTAAATTTAATTCCTGCAAAAAGAGACTGTTGTGTCAATACATTGTCTATATCTATATCAAACAATTCTTTAAAATTTAAATCCATAAAAAATTGTAACAAGACTTCCCATGGAAATCGAAGAATAAATAAAAGTCCAAAAAAACTTCCGGCCGAAACACCAACAACATGTTCAAGATCTGGTGTTTTGTGCTCGTATAAAGCCTGGATTGTTCCTATATATGCCCAACACTTAAACCCACCACCTGAAAACACAATGTTTTTCATTTATCTTTAAGTTTAAAATTTTAAAGGGTATTAAAACGTAAAAATTTTACAAAAAGGTTTCTACCTTAATAAAAGTCGCGTTAAACTAACAAAAAAATGAGTTACTTTGACGTGAGATACCTTACTCTCATTGGCCATGTTCAATCTGGAAAGACAATTGAAGAGATTAATTATTGTCATGCTAGTGTTACACAATACCAGGTACCTGTCTTTTTTATTGTCAGAAATATTACAGCGGATTCACTTCAGTTACGAGATCGTTTTTCCAACTTTGAGCATTCCATGGAGATCCAGTTGTTGAAAAGTTTGACTGTTGAAAAGGCTATTGATTTTTTAGAAAAGAAGGGTATTATTGTTTTATTATGTAATGAAACACAACTTAGAAAGGCAAGGAATATTATCTTACAATTTAACAAACCTTATCATGTATGTATCGATGAAGTTGATTTCTCCATAAAGTCCAGGGCTAATGTAACGACCATAGACACTCACCTCTCTTTTATTAAAAAGAATGCCAACCATATTCTTGGGGCAACTGCAACACCTTTTGCGCTGTTTTCAAGTGAAAAAGAATTAAGTAAAATACGTCGCATTACACCACAAAGAAAGTATCATGGTATTGAAACCTTAAATGTAAAGTATGTTGATAGTTGTATTATTCGTTCAGAAGAAGATTTCCCAATGTGTGACATGCCTGCTATGGAAACTATATATGACGACTTCCTGGAAAAACAATCTGGAATGATTCTCCATACAGTTGTCAAGGAACGTGAAAATCATTATCGTATCCAAAAGTATCTCAGTGTGACATATCCTGAAATGACTGTTCTTGTGTATAACGGAGATGGTGTATCAGTTATCTGTAAACGTCGAAATGATAAACCTTTTACAGATCGTAAAAATTTAAACAAGTATCGTCAACTTATTAATAAATATTTTTATAAAGACGGTGTTCATACATTTTTAAATTATAGTATATCTGAAGTACTTCAAATACTTGTTGATGATACTCAACACCAGCATAATCATATAAGTATAATTTCTGGGTATCTTGCTTCTCGCGGTATTAGTTTTGTATCAACAGATTATTCTCGTCACTTAACTGATCAATACTTTTATGCCTCTAAGTCTGCCCATGGAGAAAATCTTTTACAGTCTCTCAGAATTCTTGGATGTTATAACGACGATATCCCACTTACTCTTTGGTGCTCTGAAAAAATGTGGAAAAGTATAATTTCCCATAACAAGATAATTAATAACCTGGTTGATGGAGTCAATAATTCCATGAACTGGATGGGTCGATTACAAGAAATTACTATCAATAAACCATCTAGCCCATTAACACGTCCAAGATTATGCGGGTATCGTGTAAAACCTTTTCAACGAGATGATTTTACTTTAGAAATAGATTATCCAGAAGAACCCCAACTTGAAGAAGAAATATAAACTTTAAAACTTTAAAAATTAAAATAAAAAGTAACCAGAAGTTACAAACGATGAATAATAATGTATACGAAAAAGCGTATACTTTAGGGAAAAATTATTTAGACACCTTTAAACCAGGGCCTTTTATGCCAACTGTTATGTTTGATATAGACGATACCTTACTTTATTCTAAAAACTTTAAAGGTATACAACCAATTATTCGTCTTTTAGTAGAATGTAATAAAAAAAACATGTTTGTCTTAATAGTCACAGCAAGAGACAGTATTTATACAAAAGAGACTATTAAAGACCTTGAAAATATTGGTTTAAAACAAGGAAATACTGGTCCGTTTACATATAATTATCTCTATTTGCGAAAAAGCCCCAAGGACAACAACAATTTCTTTAAATCAGGTATCAAAAAGCAATTTTATGAAAAAGGATTTGTGACTATTATGTCGGTAGGAGACAATGATATTGATATTAATGGAGATTATTCAGGGTACTGCTTAAAATTACCTAATCTACGCGATCCAAGGTTATTCCACAATCCGTATGGAAAGTTGATAAACGTAAAAATTCCATAAAATAAATAAAAATGATTGTAAAAGTATGAATCTTTCTGAACTTTACACGCTTTTTAAATTACGTAATATGTTGTATAAATGTGTTGTTTCTCAAATGACGCTTTTACAATTGATGACTGTAAACAAAGGTGTGCGTAATGCATTATTAAAATAAAAGTAGGGTTAAAGTAAATGAACGTTCAAGAAGTATTACAAATTTCCAGAGAACGGAAATCACGAACAAAAGAAGTTATCCAAAAAATAACTGAAAATATCCATAAAAAGATTAGATATTATGCAGGTATGAAAAAAGAGTCATGTGTATACGTTATCCCTCCAATGATTAACGATTACCCTGTTTATGACTATGAAATTGTCATAAAAGACATTTTCAAGATACTTGATCGTGAAGGGTATATCGTTTCAGCGTATACAGACGGGCGTATGGAGATAAACTGGAATGAACGATTAGTTGCTGAAAAGGTAAAAACAGATGCTTACATGTTAAGCCAAGAAGAACAAAAACTTAAAAACATTACACGTAAAAACAAGAAGGTTGATGAACGATTTGCCTTTTTAGCTAACCCTGCTAAAACGTCAAAGGAGTTAACGGTCGATGATCAATTAGATGCACAGATAGAAAAGATACTCAAGGAAAAAGAAAAGAAACAAAAACAACTCAAAAAAATTGTTGGGAATTTTACAAAAATTTAACAAGTTAAATTCATTAAAATTTAAACAAGTTAAATTCATTAAAATTTAAATAAAAGTAAAAAGTAACACTTACGATTAATGTCAGGTTTTAACGGTCCTTGTGGAATAACAACCGACCTTTCAGGTAATATGTATGTTGCTGATGGTGGTAGCCATAATATTTATCAATTGGTAAATACTTCAGAGCCACTTACAATTTCAAGTACCTTTTACCCACAGGGAAGTGCACCTGTGTTGTCAAATCCACGAGGTATTATTTGTGATGCCACTTTTATGTATATTGCAAATTATGGAGCAAACAATATTTACAGAATTCCATTAAATAATCCTTCTGGAGTCACTGGTCCATGGAGTTCTGGAATTGGAAATCCATACGCGATGGCAATTGATACAGTAAATAACGTGGTTTATGTAACAAGTAATACAACAGGTAACGTATTTAGCGTTAATTATTCAACAGGAAACGTTAATAGTGCAAATTGGGCAGCTGGATTTAATGGTCCTTGTGATTTGACTATAGCTTATCCATACCTTTATGTTTCTGACACAACAGGAGTTTATAGAATAAATATCCCGGTTCATGTAGGTGGAACAACTGGTACTCAAGTTATAAATTATTCAAATGGAAGTAATTTTGTAGGATTAACGATACTTGGAGACTATCTTTATTTTAGTAACAATGCATCGACTGTTATTGCAGTATACAGTGCTTCAACCTTTTTACCAGTGAATACCAGCTGGAAAACAGGATTCGATGAAATAGGTTATCTTTACAATTACAATAACAACATTTATGTTTCTGATATTGCTAATAATACAGTGAGGTTATTTTTAGGGTATGGAATCTGCTTTCTCAAGGGAACCAAGATACTTTGCCAGGATGGGTTTCGAACAATTGAATCACTTGAACCTGGAACAAAAGTAAGAACCTTACTCCATGGATACGTCCCAGTTGAAAAAATAAAAGCTTCAACGATTTATAATTCAGGTGACGACACACGCGTTAAAGATAGACTTTACCTTTGTTCAAGGTCGGTGTACCCCAATCTATTTGAAAATCTAGTTGTTACCGGTGCTCACAGTATCTTGATTGATCAACTTACCCAAGAACAACAAGCTCAAACCATTGAAGATCTCGGGGGATTATATATAACTGAAAATAAATATCGTCTTATGGCGTATCTAGATGAACGTGCAGTTCCATATCCTCACGAAGGTACTTTTGATATCTATCACATTTGTTTAGAAAATAATGACGAATTTGGCAATTATGCTATTTATGCAAATGGCTTGTTGGCAGAAACTTGTTGTAAACGACACATTTAATCTAAATTAAAATAAAAACATTATTTAAGAAAAGACAACCTTTAAAACAAAACAAATGAAAGTTCTCTCTTTTGATGTTGGTATTGTCAACTTGGCATATTGTATTTTAGATTCTGAAACAAATATCATAACGCACTGGGAAATTATTGAATTAACAAAAAAAGGAAATACCTTTTCAGCACATATTGCAAGTTCTGGAATAGCGGAGCTTTATCTGACTCTCATCAATGAATTAGATAAACGTCCTCATGTTTTAGAAACCAACGTTGTTGTTATAGAAAAACAACCATCTTTCAATCCAAAGATGCGTATCGTAGCAGGGTGTTTACAGACGTATTTTTATATACGAGGTGTTGTTGATCGTCCAACAAATCCAATCAGTTCAGTTGAGTTTTTTAGTCCCAAACACAAGTTAAAGTGTTATGACGGACCAGCATTAGATATCTCTCGTAATGGAAAGATTGTAAAGGGAAAATATGCTCAAACCAAGAAAATGGGAATTGAAATAGCTCGCGTTAAATTAGAAGAATATAATCAAACGACATGGGTTGATTTTTTTGAAAAAAACAAAAAGAAAGATGACCTTTCTGATTGTTATCTTCAAGCATTGACGTATTTGTTATTTAAAAAACAAACAAGCAAAAGGAACGTTAGTGACAAAAAGAACGTGAAAGTTGAAAAGAATGTAAAAGTGGTTTCGAAGGCAATGTTAAAAAAGCAATTAAAAGAATTTCTAGACCCTTTAATAAAAAATTGTTCGGTTATGGAAATTATGGAACGTAACTTCAGGAATATCCATGAACTTGAAATTCCCATGGAACTTCCTGAAAGTATAGAAACTTTTTTATCAAATAATTCAATGAAAAGATACAATAGTTTTAAATACCTTTAAAACTGTACATTTAAGTTTTAATTAAAAATTGAAGTTGATCACGGGAATTCGTCATTGTTGTATAAAAAACACCCCGTAATTGAATCGGTGTATTTCGTTGTTGGTTTTCTATACAAAGAAGTACAGTATCCATACTTACCCATCGAATAGTATTTTTCTCGATAAGCCGACTTGTTTCGTGTTTATCAAAAGAATACCTTAAAAAATGTGACGTTTTATTAAACGACTCAGTATAATTAACATAATCTATATACATAAGGTACATATAATAAGGACTTCCGTTCAATGTTTTTGATACAATTTTTACATGATCTGTATTAAGTTTATCAATACATTCCTGAATACTCATCACTGATCCTAATGTTTCTTCATAAAATTCGCGAGTGGCTGTATTTATGGGTTCACAGCGGTCTCGAAGTTCACACCTCCCGCCAAAATCTGACCAATCGTTTTCATTATCTTTTCCTAAAAGAAAAAAACATTTACCTGTTTGATCGAATGTATAAGGTAATATGCCAGCTGAATACTTAACACCTCCTTTATTTATTTTTCTGTGATTCCATAAGGTACTTGTATTCCATGAAGTCGAACTTGACATTTTGTTTTTAAATAAACGAGTCTTTAAATGTTCTTTTGCGTTAAATAAGTTTAAAGAATACCTTTTTAAAAGAAAAAGAATGAGCGATCGTAATCCAGAATTTATCAAAGTAAGCCAAGGAGATGCTCGGAATCAAAAGGTTAGTACACGGGAAATAAAACCAATAAGTAATATTAAAGTTGTACGAGATCATGAAAGTGATGTTTCGAGTCTTTCAAGTTACTCAAGTTCAGGATCTGATGAATCCGAACCACGCAAAAAGAAAACAAAAAAGGTTCTCCGAAAGAAAGAATCCCACCAGCCTTCTTTTCAACAACAACCGAAATATGATTACAGTGCTTTTTCCAATCCCAAGAAGGTTTCTGCTTCAAGACATGAAGTCGACTCTGAATCAAGTTATTCAGATGAATCAAGTTATTCTTCAGGTGATTCTGACGAATCAGGATCAGTAAATTCAGAATCACCTGATGAACCACAAGGTACAACTTTTGAGGAAAAACAAAAAATGAAACAAGATCTTTTGATAAAGATTGCCGCTATGGAAAAAAAAGGTTTTGAGTTTACTAAAAAATTTACAATGAATTCAAATTATGAAGAAATGATGTTTGAATACGAAAAGGTAAAAAGTTTTATTGAGAGTCAAGCAAGTATTAAATTTGCTCGGCGTTGTCTTATGGCATGTGTGACTGGTATTGAATTCTTGAATAAGAAATTTGATCCTTTTAATATAAAATTGGAAGGATGGTCAGAGAATGTTATGGAATCAGTCGATGATTATGATAATGTTTTTGAACGTCTCCGTGAAAAGTATGCTTCAAAGGCCGAAGTTGCTCCAGAAGTTGAATTGCTTCTTATGTTAGGTGGTAGTGCCTTTATGTTTCATCTTACCAATAGTTTACTTAAAAGTCCTGCTATGGGAAATATACTCAATACAAACTTTAGTCAAGGTCAAGGTAATCAAAACTTTATGGCTAATATGATGGGAGCAATGAGTCAGGGTATGAAAGAGATGAATAAACCACCTGGTACATCTCAACAACAACCTTCGGGTATGATTCCATCAATGGAAACCAGAGGAATCCGAAAAGAAATGCGAGGACCAAGTTTAGATCCTAACTTATTCCATGGAACACCGTTAGCTTCCAATTATCCATCCCCTCCACCCCCGATGAATTTTAACCAACAACCACCTCCAAGGTTTCAACGAGAAAATTACTACGAAGATAACCCTATACGAGACGACGATCGATTTTCAATTGCTTCAAGTGATGACTCCGACATTAGTTCAGTGTCTTTGGGAAGTACAGTAAAAACCTTGAATTTGGGTGGTAAAAAGAAGGTCACCAAAAAAGGTGTTGAACTTAATATCAGATAAAATTGTATTATTTTTAAACAAAGAAAACTATTTTATTGTTTAAAAAAAATAAAAAAGAAAAGTAAACTGTATGAGTCGACTTTATTTTACACCAGTCGACCAAGCCTTTACACTGGGAAGTTCTCAAATAAAGGATACACAAGAGGAAATTGCTCAACTAACAAAACTTATACTTGAATCAAATGGGAAAACCAAAGGAGCTCTCCCACCACCACCCAAACAAAAAAATGTCGAAACTTCTCAAATGTCACCTAATTACATGCGTGTAGGATATCCAGATCAACAAAGACCTGTTTTTAGACCACCTGCTGCAGGAGATGATATCGACTACAACCTTATGAAAGTTATAGGACATCCAAAATTTGATGACATCGTGAAAAACTATGCCTTGATAAATCATCCTGAATGGTTACTTCGTGAAACAGTATACGTTCCACAACCAGTAAATATCCCGTCGTCACCACAAAGTATAAGTTATTTTGGAAATCAATACCAAAGTACTATTTGTTCAGATGTCAAAAGATATGTGATTTTCTTTGTGGTGTGTGTCATTATATTTTTAACATTAAGTATAACATTTTAAAGCTTACGCTTTAAAATTAAAATTAAGATACAGGTCGAGATAACCTCAAGTTTTTCTTTTCACTTTTTTGTTTGACATGGGTGATTTCAGTTATTTGTGGATAAATATAATTAAACATAACCAAGTTCATTTTATATTCATCGACACCTCGATAACCACGAAATTCATCTATATCAAGGTATCCACCAAACATTTTTAAAGTTTGTCGAGGTGGAGCAGCCTTAATAGTTATTGCTTTTGTAATTCCATGTAATTGCTGAATCAATAAACTAATTAAACTAGTACATTCATGCCGTTGATGCGTGTTACGGTCTGCATTATAGGCTTTTACACAGTTCCATGAACAAAATAACCCGGAAAAGGTAAATCTTTTACGCTGGGCATCGTATTTTGTTGGGAGAGTACATGGGCTCGATTCAAAAGTATGACAACACCACCAACAACACACATTACATCTTTCAGGCCATTCTGTACACTCCTTTATTTGTTCTTTTGTTGTTGTAAAAACATTAATCTTTTTTGCAACATTTAATTCAGTTTTACACTCAGAAACAATTTTGGGTGTATAACTTTTTGCTTGGGAAAAAGATTGGACAAAAGATTCAATGGGAACTTCCTTTTCTTCATCTGAAGAATATTCGTCTTTATCAATAAGGATCCCACTTGCTCGTGTTTTAAATTTAAATTCATTGATGTCCTCAGTTTCAGTTTTTTTAGAAACAGTGATGTCTAAATTACCAAATGAAACTTTTTTTATACAATCGGCTTCTATGGAAGTGTTTGATTCATCATCTGAATAAATGACGTGATGATTAAAATTATTTTCAGAGTCTCGGTGTAAAATCTTTTCAAAATTTTCAATTTCATACTTCTTTTTACGACCTCGCTTCTTTTTTTCAGTTTGGAGTATTACTTGTTCATCGATATTGCAATTTTTAGGTTTACGCCCCCGTTTCTTTTTAAGAGTCTCCATACACACCTTTTGATTTCTTTTTCAATTACTTCTTTAAATGAAATAAACTGATTTAAAAATAAGTATATTTTATTTTTAAAATGAAAAAAGACTTATTTTTCGGGTTTGCAGCAGGTGTTTTATTAAAAGACACCGTTTGTCGAACAATTTCCAATGTAGTATATCGTTCATTGACATTTAAAC